ATTGAGGCAGATGAGGACATACTTGACCTCTTAACCCACGACACCAACGCCCCTGTATTGAATGCTGATGGGGTTAATGTACTCCAGGGCACTTGTGAAGTAGGCAAACATGCGCGTATCAGGAAGCGGAAACGTAACCGGTACGCCACAAAGCTTTCTCAAGTTGCCCGTGCCACAGTTGGCTATCTCTCCAACACACCAGAGAACCGCATGATCTATCAGAAGGTTATAATGAACATCATGGAGAAAGATTGTGTGAGATACGTAGATAGAGACATGCTTTTACCAATTGCGGTGGGCATGTGCTTTATCTATGACCAACGAGCTAGGGACGCTGCTGCTTTGTGGCGCATCCCTGACTCAGTTGGCATTAAATAGGGAGGCCTAGTGCGCTCACCAGGTGTTGTGACACAAAAACACTCGCCTATACCCAAAGGTGTGACACAACCCTGGGAGATGCTGAGGTCCGTGCAGGGCCTCCCTTTAGCTAAGAATCGTACCATATACTCGGTTAGCGGTTGTCCATCACAAGCGCGGTTCTTAGTTCATAATCATTGCTTGGAAAACCTGCAACGTGGTCTTGTGGAGAGAGTTTTCTGCGTTGAACGTGAAGGTAAACTCGTCGCTGCTCCACAACCTGTGAAAGGGGCCTTTAAGTCGTTGTTGCCATTTCGGCAAGCGGTCATTGGCAGTATGGGGGTCGCCCACCAGTTATCGTATGACGGGTTTCTGTCATATTATAGCGGTGCACGGCTACGCATGTACTCCAAGGCCGTTGAGAGTCTGCATATCCGATCCGTCCGGAAAGATGATGCTCATTTGAGCACCTTCGTTAAGGCTGAGAAGATATCAACACTTAAAGGTGATCCTGCACCTAGAGTGATACAGCCTCGGTCACCTAGGTACAATGTGGAATTGGGAAGATATCTGCGACATTTAGAGAAGAAGTTCATGAAGGCTATAGACGGAGTTTTCGGTGAACCCACATGCATCAAAGGTTATACAAATGACGAAGTGGGAGTCATCATTAAAGATAAATGGGCCAAGTACGTCCGACCTGTTGGCATTGGTCTCGACGCCTCGCGGTTTGATCAGCATTGTTCTGTCGACGCACTCAAATTCGAACATGGATTTTACACCGGTGTATATCCAACCAGCAAACTGTTACCCAATCTTTTAGATTGGCAATTGCATAATGAAGGGAAAGGATACACACCAAATGGACGAGTGAAGTACAGAAAGCTAGGGTGCCGCATGAGTGGGGACATTAATACATCTCTTGGTAATTACATCCTTATGTGTAGCATGGTATGGGGCTTCATGAGAAGTCTCGGTATTTCCAACTACAGTTTGGTTAATTGCGGGGATGACTGTGTCATCATCACTGAGAGGCGTTATACCAGAGCAATCCAGAAAAACC